CGTTTATATATTATCAATTTTCTCACTTGTATAACCTAAATACGCATCCGTTTATCAATCCACCTTCCACAAACATCAGCTTTAGCTATGAAAAATAACAATCTCAAAGTGAAAACCATTATCATAGGAAACGATTAGATGAGATGGTCTAATTCATCATCTATCATTGCTTTAACACTTGAGTCATTAACCCCGTATTGATTTATGAACCGTTTCAGCTCCGGTGAAAACTGAAGGTAGATATCGTGAGCGTTTTTCACTGTAGGTTCAACGCCACGCATTTCAAGCGCCTTTAGTAGATATGAGTCTTCTTTAAGCATAAATTCTCCGTTGTCTAGTATGAAGCGATTGCCGGATTACCATTGCCAGCACTCTAGCCCTTCAACGACCGGTGCACCACAATCAAAATGTACAGAGTCAAAGCCTACATCAAGTACTTTCTGAATGTTCGCAATCGCGCCCTCGGATATACCATATCGACGCAACTCATCTTTCCAGTCATCGTCCTGTAACCCGGCGTGGACAATGCAACCGTACTCAATTTGTGAAACCCAATCCAGCTCATTGCTTGCGATCATGAATCGGCGAGCATCTTCCTCTGATGTATGAGATGAGCTGATCAATGCCACCTGGTAGGCTTGGGTAATGTTCAACATTTCAACCACTCCAAAACAAGTTGTTTTCTTATGTGGTTTATTATCTCCATCAACAAAAGGCAGAAAACAAATTGTTTTAGGTACTGTGTAAATCAGAAGGGATTGTGTCTATATGAAAATGCCCGGCGTGTTGCCGGGCATTGCGAAGAGAGGTTGTTTAATTACTTAACCTGGTGGCCAGGTTTAGCACCAGCATCCGGGCTTAACAGGAAGATATCTTTCCCGCCGGGGCCAGCAGCCATCACCATGCCTTCAGAGATACCGAAGCGCATTTTACGTGGTGCCAGGTTAGCCACCATAATGGTGTGACGACCAATCAGTGCCTGTGGATCTGGATAAGCGGAACGGATGCCTGAGAAGACATTACGCTTTTCACCACCGAGATCCAGCGTCAGGCGAAGCAGTTTGTCAGAACCTTCTACAAACTCTGCGTTTTCAATCAGCGCCACGCGCAGGTCAACTTTGGCGAAGTCGTCAAAGGTGATAGTTTCCTGAATCGGGTCGTCAGCCAGTGGGCCAGTTACCGGTGCGGCTGTGGCTTTCACTTCTTCTTTGGATGCTTCCACCAGTGCTTCAACCTGCTTCATATCGATGCGGTTATACAGTGCCTTGAACGGATTTACTTTATGGCCCAGCAGCGGTTGCTGGATACCATCCCAGGTCAGTTCTGTATTCAGGAATGCTTCTGCACGTTCAGTCAGTTTCGGCAGTACCGGCTTCAGGTACGTCATCAGCACGCGGAACAGGTTAATGCCCATAGAGCAAATCGCCTGCAGATCGGCATCGCGTCCTTCCTGCTTCGCCACCACCCACGGAGCCTGTTCATCGACATAGCGGTTAGCCAGGTCAGCCAATGCCATGATTTCACGGATAGCTTTACCAAATTCGCGGCTTTCCCATGCTTCGCCAATCACTTCAGCGGCATCAGTAAAGGTTTTGTACAGTTGCGGGTCAGCCAGTTCGCTTGCCAGCACGCCGTCAAAACGCTTGTTGATAAAGCCTGCATTACGGGAGGCCAGGTTAACCACTTTGTTCACGATATCGGCATTCACGCGCTGAACGAAATCCTCCAGGTTGAGATCGATATCATCAATGCGCGAAGAGAGTTTCGCAGTGTAGTAGTAACGCAGGCTGTCGGCGTCAAAATGATTCAGCCAGGTGCTGGCTTTAATAAAGGTGCCGCGAGACTTGGACATCTTCGCGCCGTTCACCGTCACATAGCCGTGAACAAACAGGTTGGTCGGCTTGCGGAAGTTGCTGCCTTCCAGCATGGCAGGCCAGAACAGGCTGTGGAAGTAAACAATATCTTTACCGATGAAGTGGTACAGCTCGGCGGTGGAGTCTTTCTTCCAGTATTCATCGAAGCTGGTGGTATCGCCGCGCTTGTCGCACAGATTCTTGAAGGAACCCATGTAGCCAATCGGCGCGTCCAGCCAGACGTAGAAATATTTGCCCGGCGCGTTCGGAATTTCAAAACCGAAGTAAGGCGCATCTCGGGAGATATCCCACTGTTGCAGGCCGGATTCAAACCATTCCTGCATTTTGTTCGCCACCTGCTCCTGCAACGCGCCGCTGCGGGTCCATGCCTGCAACATTTCGCTGAAAGAAGGCAGATCAAAGAAGAAGTGTTCGGAATCACGCATTACCGGGGTAGCGCCAGAAACCACCGATTTCGGCTCGATCAATTCAGTCGGGCTATATGTTGCGCCGCAGACTTCACAGTTATCGCCGTATTGATCTGGCGCTTTACATTTCGGGCAGGTGCCTTTTACAAAACGATCCGGCAGGAACATGCCTTTTTCCGGGTCGTACAACTGAGAGATAGTGCGGTTTTTAATAAAACCGTTCTCTTTCAGGCGAGTATAGATAAGCTCAGACAACTGACGGTTCTCTTCGCTGTGCGTCGAGTGATAGTTGTCATAGCTGATGTTAAAGCCTGCGAAATCAGTCTGGTGTTCCTGACTCATTTCGCCAATCATCTGCTCCGGTGTGATACCAAGCTGCTGTGCTTTCAGCATGATCGGCGTACCGTGGGCATCGTCGGCACAGATGAAATTAACCTCGTGGCCGCGCATTCGCTGGTAACGAACCCAGACATCAGCCTGGATGTGCTCCAGCATATGGCCGAGGTGGATTGAGCCGTTAGCGTACGGCAGCGCGCACGTCACCAGAATTTTCTTCGCGACTTGGGTCATAGTAGGCATTACTTCTTTGTAGTGAAAAGGGGCTTGATAGTAACAAAATGGCCTTATGTCTGCCATGTGATAACAGCATTTCTCATAAATGATTAAATGTCGTAGCTGGAGTACACTACAAGGCGACAATTGCGCAAATTAAAATAAAGGAGACGGGATGAGCGAGTCCAAATCGCCGGATGCCCTGAGAGCAATGGTAGCCGGTACGCTGGCTAATTTTCAGCACCCAACCCTGAAACACAACCTGACTACGCTTAAAGCGTTACACCATGTTGCGTTGATGGATGACACACTGCATGTCGAACTAATCATGCCTTTCGTGTGGAATAAGCCTTTTGAAGACCTGAAAGAGCAATGTAGTGGTGATCTGCTCCGTATCACTGGCGCAAAGGCTATTGACTGGAAGCTGTCGTACAACATTGCCACGCTTAAGCGCGTCAAAAACCAACCAGGCATTAATGGCGTTAAGAACATTATCGCCGTCAGCTCAGGCAAGGGCGGCGTAGGTAAATCCTCCACGGCGGTAAATCTGGCACTGGCGTTGGCTGCTGAAGGTGCGAAAGTTGGTATTTTGGATGCCGATATCTATGGTCCATCAATTCCAACCATGCTGGGCGCGGAAAACCAACGTCCAACCTCACCGGACGGTACTCACATGGCACCTATCATGTCTCATGGCCTGGCAACCAACTCTATTGGTTATCTGGTCACCGACGACAATGCAATGGTGTGGCGTGGACCGATGGCCAGCAAGGCGCTGATGCAGATGTTGCAGGAAACTCTATGGCCTGATCTGGACTATCTCGTTCTCGATATGCCGCCGGGCACTGGTGATATTCAGTTGACGCTGGCGCAGAACATTCCTGTAACTGGTGCGGTTGTGGTAACTACGCCGCAAGACATCGCGCTGATCGATGCGAAGAAAGGCATTGTGATGTTCGAAAAAGTCGAAGTGCCGGTACTGGGTATCGTCGAAAACATGAGTGTGCATATTTGCAGTAACTGCGGTCATCACGAGCCAATTTTTGGCACCGGTGGCGCACAGAAACTGGCCGAGAAATACAACACGCAGTTGTTAGGCCAAATGCCACTTCATATCTCTCTTCGTGAAGATCTGGATAACGGAACACCAACCGTTATTAGTCGTCCAGATAGCGAATTTACGGCTATTTATCGTGACCTCGCAGATCGCGTTGCTGCCCAAATGTATTGGCAAGGTGAAGTAATACCTGGCGAAATCGCATTCCGCGCAGTGTGATAAAAAGGCGGTGCAATGCACCGCCTAATCAGTTCTCCTACATCACGGGACAATCATCAAACTCGCCACTTCTTGCGTCGTTGATAATGTGAGTGATCACACCAAACACGGCATTGCTGCCCGTGCATCCATCGTCATCCTTTGGCAATGCTTCCTTCTTACCGGTTCTTAAATCCTCCAGATGCTGACGTGGGTACTTCCGGTATCTTTTTACGCGATATTCCCCATCCAGAGCGCATACAAGCAGAGAACCATCAACCGGGGTAAGTGAGGAATCGACCACCAGCAATGCACCCTGTAATATTCCCTCACGATGATGACTATCAGCTGCCCGCATGAAGTAGGTCGCTGAAGGATGTCTGATTAGTTGCTGATCAAGAGAAATACGGCTCTCTGCATAATCCGCCGCAGGAGAAGGGAAGCCCATAGCGTTTTACCTCAATGATACTGTTTATTCATACAGTATACATTGAAAAGGCATAGTTTGTGAAAGCGGGGTTTGCAGGCGCGCCACGCTGGGGGCTAATCACATTGGTGGCGTGAACTTGCCATTCATATATTGCAAAATGCTTGACTCAATTTTTTCATTAAAATCAGAATGATGCTCCTCAAGGACAAAGCGCGCCTTATTGTTGCGCACAATAACCTCCGCCAACGGACTAACCAGAGATGTGGAGTTAGAGATTTTCTCGGCGCGCTCTACATCGCTTTTAAACGTTACGATGAAGTGCTGGTGGCCTGGTGACCGGCGACACAACATGCGTCGCACTTCCACGGTATCTTCACGGCCTTGAGTATGTACAGGAAAGCTATCGACCACCGCTGTATTGGTGCGGATTGTCTGCATAGAACGCGTGTTGTCGTGATAGTTAAGCATGTTTAATGTCTTCCCCATCTTGCCGTTATTTTCTTGGTGCATCCTCGTTCTGATACACCGGATGGCTTCCTTTTGGCAACTGGAGGCTTAACTGCCGGTAGTGCCGTAACCGTTCCATGAAATAGGTGCGCAGGTTCTCTGGTTGCTCGCGGGCTACCTGTTCAGCTATGACAGGTATGTTCAATCGCTCTTTGTACGCCACACCGCTGGCAGCCAGATCAACGTTAACCTTATCCCGTTCTTCCTGACTTTTAGCTGCAATATTCCAGTCGCTCATATTTAAGGCTCACATTTCCAGATGGTATTCTGAACACCCGAACCGGGCGCAAGATTAGGGTTAGCGTTCGCGCTATGCTGATATACTGCTTTAGACTTCCCATATTGCTGACAGGCTTTATCTGCGGTTTTTTGCAGGCTATCCAGGCCATACCAACCATCTGACTGTATGCTTACCTTTTCACCGTCGTTGTATTGCACCATTGCACACCCAGATATAGCCAGTATCGCGCCGACAATAACGCTTTTCCATAAAACTCTATGCAACATATACAAAAATCCCCTCTGTGAATTGAGGGGATTTTAGCATGGTGATCAGATATCGGCCTTATTCGGAATTTTATCAGCCACCAGCGGCAATAAAGCCTTCGCCATTTCATGAACCAACATGGCATCAATGACGCCTAGCGTATGGCCCGGCTTAATCTTTAATGCGGCCTCAAGATAGCCTCTTTCCAGAGTGGTTTTTACGCTTTTCTTGGGCGATTGTTGGGAACTATCCGGAAAATCCGGATGGTTGCCAGCCAGTCTACGCAAAACGGCCTTAACAGCCTCAATACGGTCATCATCAACTTTTTCTACAATATTGGAATTTAAATACTTCGAAGCCTTGCTATGCCAATCGCTGGTTTTAGGGTCTTGTCCATCCATCAAACGCCAAGCTTCAGCGATTAACTCATAGCCAGTAACAGTGGCTTCCTGCGCATCACCAATCAGTTGTGTGATCTCTCTTTCAAGCATGCTTAGAGCGTTAGGCATTGGTTTTTCTTCCGGTACTACTGGCACTGGAGGGGCGGCGTATACTTCAATTGTCCCATTATCAATAGGCCATTCTCCATCCTTGAGGTAGTCACTTGTGCCGTCAACTTGCTGTTCTGCAATGTGGAATGCACCTATTGGTTTTGCCTCAAGCGAGGCCAGTGCAATTCGTGCCAGTTTTAGATCTCGTGCAACCATCTCAATAACAACTTTGCAGTCCGCACCTTCTTTACTAACACGTCCTTTCAAGTCTTCCAGATAACTAACGCTTTCGCGTGCATGGGAGATTAACTGTTCTTTGGTTAAGGTGGTCATTAGGCAGCTCTCTCAACAACAAGCAATTCGTCGTAGTCATAATCCGTTTCGGAACCATCCGTACCGAACAGAGTCACTTTGTCACCTTCCATCCAGAAAGATTTAACCGCACATCGTTTGCCTTTAGATGTTATGACCACATCACCTGGGGTTACATCTTCAGCGCGAACTTCTACTGTTCTCATAATGCTGACCCTCTTTGGTGAAAACGCCTGATGCAATACTGTTTATGATGCTGTCAGTACAGGGAGTAGAAAGCTGGGCATCTCCAGCTATTTTCATGACTTCGACATTCGCATATCGAATACCGAGGTGTATCAGACCTGCTATACCTGACTTAAGTCGAACATTTTCCATAAACAGATCCTTTTCCCGCTGTTTAACGGTCTCCAGCTCAACACGCAGTTTCTCAAGCGTTAGGGCCATCTCTACGTTCTCCTGCTCAAGACGTCGGATGTGTTGCTGTCTTTTATCCAGTTCGTCCAGCAGTGCAATCACATCGGGATCACTATCATCAACTACTGTTACGCGTGATTTTTCATAATGTTCATCTGCAAAAGTACGCCCTATCTTAAAATATCCGTCATCACTCTCACCGGAACAGGCATAAACAACATGTGCTCCAGATATGCGCTGTATTGACATTTCCTCGCCACAAACAGAGCATTTAGGCGCTGGTTTTGGTGAATAACGTTCACGTAACGTCAGGTAGTAAATCTCATTCACTGTTTATTTCCTGTACGAAGCTCAGCGGCAAAAGCTACTGCGTGATCATGATGTTCAAGTGTGTATGCGCACTCAGCAAACATCTCCACGCCCTGCGCACGTACTTCAGCCAGAAAAGCATCGGTGGCTGGAGTCTCCGTTAATTCGCTAACCCAATTATCTCCGTGTTCCTCGGCACACATCGCATCGAATGCTCGCTCAGATTCTTTCAGGGCTGCATTCTCCGCCGCTAATGCGTCTCTCTGCGCCCGCAACTTCTCAATTTCAGCAGCCATGTAGTAACCAACCATAGCGAAGACGGCAAAAGAGTTGTCTGCCTCATCAGGCGACACTGAGGCCATTAGCAGGCCATCGTAAAAATCGTGACTCCCATTGGTGATCGCCACCGCATAGGAGTCGTGGTTCTCGCGCTTGTGAATGAGAACTACGGGATTTTCGATTTTGTTACTCATGTGTTTTTCTCTTCTTTGCTGTTACATAAGCACTACCAAGTGCTGGTTTATTTTCACAAATAAGAAAAGGTAGAAAACAATTTATTTAAGGCCATAAGTTATGGCCTTTATTTATTCATGCAGAAGGATTTGTAGCGCCTAATTGCCGTATAAAATGGGTTGAGGTGCTTGCCAGTAAGCTCCACCGTCCCATGTGAACCCCATGCGAATAAGAGTGTTTATTGCGGCTTTGGTAGACTCTGATTCGACGCTGACTTTTCGAAACTCTTGAACCTCTTTCGCCAACTTGTATGTAATTGTGCAGGGGACGATTGCAGCCCAGCCTTTCTCATGACTGTTAATGACCATCTGGATGTGACCATCCAGAATAGGTTGATCAGGCATGTTATTGAAAACGTCTGCCTGTTTTTGAATGTGAAGAAAAAGCCTTGCCAGCTCCATTTGCTCACTACGAGACAAGGGATTATCAAGAGGGCTTTTTGCAAAAGCTGCTATACGCTGTGCATCAATGCCAAACATCAGCGCACCTCACCATCTTTATGGCTGGAGTTAACTTCCGTCATTAAATGTCTGACGTAATCGACAAGAGAGCCGCCTGGTGGAATCTGGCATTCCTCAACTAACTGGAAGTAGATATCCGCTGCATTACGTGTATTGCTACCCGCGCATATTCTTTCTTCTCGAAGTGCATGAAGCTCGTTGATCAAACGGTCACACTCTCCGTTACGCTGATCCACAACAGCCTCAAGTTCTGCGACGCGTTCACCTGGCGTCTTACCTTCTTTGCGTTGGATGGTAACGACGAAATCGCCAATTTCCGGGACGTTGTAATCCAGCTCAAGGTAATTTTTGGCACCGCTGCGGACGAACTCACCCGCGAACATGGTGGCGAACATCGCAGAGGCCACTTCGCCGTTGAAAAGTGACTCCAGATCTAACGGAGTACCGGCAGCAAGAGCCTCTTTTGCTGTATCCATTGCATCCATGAACCGATCAAACTCACTAGCGCGCTTTTCCAGGTCTTTCCATTGCTCGCTCCAACGTTTGGCAACGAAGTCTATGAATGTTTTCGCGGATTCATCAAAATTCCCCTCAAACTTAACGATGCCTTTATCAATAATGATCTGGCCTACCGCATCCTCTGCATAACCTTTCAATGTAAACTTGAAAGGAAAATCAGAATGGCCTGTGACGTTAAAATGCTCTAACTGGAGGTTGTTCATGTGTTTTCTCTTATCGTTTAGTAACTACATTCTTACAAAAATTAAGTAAGTATTTACCTATCATTTAACGCGTTTGAAAACGTATACGCTGACTGTGATCCCTGTGTCTTCAAACTCGTTGGTAAACGACTTCCCTCTGGCATAAACGTAATTATCCATCGTCATCCAGTCCAGTATTGGCGCAGTGCCCGGCAATACTGCTACAAGACGCCCGCCGACTTTCAGATGCCCCAGCGCAGCAAGCGTGTGTTCTCTATGACGACCAAGCGAGTACGGCGGGTTCATAACGATTTTGTCGAACTGATAACCTGCGTTGTCCTCAGACCACTTTATGAAGTCGCAGCAAATCGTGTTCGTATACCCTTTTCCACGCAGGATATCAGCGAAGAGAGGTGCGATTTCTATGCAAGTAACATCTTCCAGATCGGCGTTAATATAGGCCAGAAGATCCCCACGTCCGGCTTGAGGCTCCAACAGCTTCTCACCAGGCTTCAATTCAGTGGCTCTGGCAACGTACTCAGCAATCAAGCGTGGGGTAGGGTAGAACTGGTGTGATTTTGTATCCGGTATTAAACCGGTAGCCACAATCGTATTTAGCGTATGGCCGATGTCATACGGGAACTGCCAGTGCTTTTTCTCCTGCACGCCGCCAATGAAGCTCAGTGTGCGCTCAAGCTCTTCCACCTGCGACTTCTGGAGAGCTGAATCAGAGAAGTACCATACGCCTTTGTCTTTGCTTAATCGCCCGTCACGAAGCGCAGTGCGAACCGGCACGGAGATCGTCTTCTGGATTAACCCGAACTGCTTTGGTGCCCGTGTTTTTGGCGCGGTGCGACATGGCGCGGGGATTGCAGCAGGCATACTGTAAGCCAGCACCTCATTCAACTTCCAGGCCACGTCAGGATGTATTTCAAAGTGAACGTTGCCGTTCTTGAACATCTTCACGCGCATTAGATTTCCATCGACGTTCATCCAGTCACCGGTCTGGCAGTCGTTTGCCCGATACGCAGCTGATAGCACCTCAGCAGTGCGGTTGATGGTAATAAATTCTTTGTGCGCGAAGAAATGAAGCAAGACACGCAGATCGTCGATATAGTCCTCTTTGCGATAGTTCACACTAACGCTGTCCCGCCAGAAATCAGAAATGCAGTCAGCGATTATCAGACGTTCGCTGAAACCGTTTGTCTTATTTGTCTTGTGCGCAGGACTCAGCGCCTTAAACAAGCCATACACGCGCTCAGAGAGATATTTGTGCCTGTCATTCAGCAAATTAAGCATCGTTGGTATGACCGTTTCTGCTTTGAACTCCGGTACACCAACGAACTCTTTAACCTTCATCTGATAGCCGGTTCTGTCAGTTTTGATGACTTCCTGCTTGCCCTCGATAAATTGCTCACGCCACTCGTCGCGACGGGAAGCTGGCATGATCAGCAAAACGTTAGTCATGTCCGTGACCTTCCTCCAGTACTCGGCCCAAATATTCTGTTTCACCCATTCCAGATCGACTTTATCCAACCAACCTCGATTTAAACGCGAGCGATCTTCATCTGGTCGATGGTTTAGTCTCAGCAGGCGATTAATCATGTTGTGGCGTTCGTCGCCATAAACGAAGTCGTGTACCTGATACATGAAGGCGATCTCTTTCTCGCACTCGGCCACAATTTCGTGGATGACGTTCATTTCCTGCCGATAGTCGATAGCAGTGTTTGAGTTGGCATCGTCGATGATGGAAAGGGCTGTATTCATAATTGCACCATTAAGAAGTGATTTGTTTAATGGTGCAATTATTTCAAAAATGAAAAGGTACTAAATAGAAATAAACAGGCAATCCTTCAAATAAAGGCATTGGCTAATCATACTTGGAGGTATTTATCACCAGAATTTTGTTTGTATAAATCTTCTTAATATCCCATGTGACATTACCGGAATACCATTGACCGTTATATACTTGGTTTCCAGTTGCACCTGTCATTGTTACATAGACAGGTCTGTCGTAATCGGTTCGTCTATAGTTATATACCCCAACCATAGCAGGCATTACCGCACATGGATACCCCATATCTATTGTAAATTGAGGGTCAGAAATAGTGATAAGTTTCGCATCAAGGGGCATCATCTCACCGTGATACACCATTGCGCCTGCGCTGTTATACATGGCAATGCCATAGCCAGAATGTGGTAACACCATATCAGAAAAAGCATAAACTGTTATTGTTCCGGGGCTACCATTTACCTGATGCAATCTGAGAGCATTGTATCCGTTACTATGCTCATGAATAAACATCATGTTCGCCTTATTACTGCTTTTTATGAAGAAAAAGCATGATTTGTTTGATGGGATTGATGTTTGAAAAACAGAACCTTTAGATGTAGACATTGTCCCTTTATTAATCAGATTTTGCGGAGTAAATTCTGGACTCATCCACAAACTTCCATCTGATTGAGTAATTGACATCCCGAACATAATTATCCCCAGTATGTGTATATGTAAGAACCAAGCCCCGTATATAAATTTGACCAACTAACCGTATTTCCATTAATAGTAACTGTTGGAACAGGTAAATTAATGTAGTTGTCGTTGTTAAGAGGCATCAATGACCACACGGCATGTAGCGATTTACCCGGTGGCGGATTGGAGTACGTCTTAGAGCCTGATGACGCAGTAAATCGATCAAGAAAAAAAATAGGAGTAAGGAAGCCAGTAACGTTAATTCCTTTATTGTTGTAAATCCCTGTACCGTATGCCATTTTTCATCCTTGTTTTTTATCAACACAATATGGCCGATCATGCGGCCATATCAGATCAATTAGAGCTTTGAAAGGCTTTGTGTGGCTGTGTTGCGAGGTTATGTCGATGGCTTAACTCACGCATCATGTCTTCAAGCCGACTCTTTGTGTCGTCGAGTTGGTCGGCCATTGCTCCCAAAAGCTGACGAACGGCCATCGGATCATCGCTGTTTAGTGATGGCATTTTATAACCCGCCTGAGAAGACATAAGATTGAACGCAGACATCAACATCGTTAGAGAGGATTTAAGCCCAGCAATTTCACGATCTTTGCTGGCAATAATCGCCTCACTCTTGTTAGTGTCATCAGTTCGTTGAGTCTCGCTCACCATATCCAAAGTCGCCTGCAACTTATCAGCGCGCTCTTTTTCAGCAAGATAATGAACACCGAAATGATGTGCTAAAGCTACAACCTGAGTTGGCTCTTCAAAGGTGGACTCAAAATTAAGTGCTGTAACCACTCTCTCAAATATGGAAACGTCTTCTATTCCTCGAAGAATGGCTAACATTTTGACCAGTTCATTAGCATCCATTTCTTCGAATAAGGCGTTTTGTTCATCAGCTATCGCTTTGCATTTCTTGCACATGTGTTTTTCCTAATGCTTAAACAAGTTGTTTTCTTATTGGCTTTATTGTGATGTGGCATAAAAGGGGAGCAAGCTAAACGTAAAGGTGCAAACTCTCTATTTCGGTCAACGAAACACAAGGGCCATTTGGCCCTTGTCATTAACACGTTGCTTTACGGACTAGCGGATAAGCGAAGTAGATCGCCAGACCAATGAGGACGCCATCAGAAATGACAGACATCATCTTTCCCGTAAAATCCACCAACACCGCCATCACCAGAAGAGCAATGACGGTCACAAGCCGGAATCTCTCAAGCATTAGAGATAAGCATCCAGTGACAACTGAAGCGCCTGTGCGATCTTTTTCAGGGCCAGCTCTTCTTGTTCGCCAATACCGTCTTGGTCGGCAATATCAAGGCACAGACACAGTACATCTACTGCATCATTAGTCCCGGCCACATCAGCCAGCTCACGTAAAGCCTGGGCATTAGCGCGGCGCGGTGAGGCTTCGTATTGAGCACGGATATTGGCGCTCATTTGGGCAATCTCACCAGCAAACGGAGAAAACGCAGGCAGAGCTGCAATTGTTTTCTCAAGAATGGAAATTTCCTTTGCGTCGCATGTGCCATCGGCATAGGAGATCATGTACGCGCCCCACACGGTGGCTTCAACCGCATCTCGGTTCTCCATTTTTTTGACCTCGATAACAGCTTTACGAGTTTTCTTTTTGAATAAACCTAACATGTGCTTTCCTTTTGTTATTTGTTAAAACAAGTTGTTTTCTAGTTACATGAATTGCTTACGAAAAGACGGTCAATGCATATGCACTAACAACCGTCAGAAATAACCAAGTACCGAACCGACTGGAAAAACAAAAATCCCAACAACACGAGCCAAGGTCATACCAGCCTGAAACTGGAGATCACCAGAGCAAACGAGTTTTACAATGTTCGATACCCAACCGGCGGCCATGAGAGCTATGAAAGCCAGAATCGCCAGCCAAGTTTTTCCAAAGTGATTTGAAAACCAGTTCATACAACCGCCTTAGTCACAGCATGATCCTGAGTAACTGGATGAACTTGAGGTATCGCATCCACCGTCATCCCATCCAGAGTGACAGGACGCTCTACTGGAGTGGTGGTAATTGTCGTCGACGGAGGTGTGGTGATGGATGAACCCGGCATCAAAAGGCTCTGGCCGGCTGGAACGGCTACCGTCGCCAGTGAAACTATAATGAGAACGTAGGCCATTGGTTTCAGCCTCTTTCTTTGAAAATTTTCCATTCGAACTGTCCTTGTTGTTTTTCTCCTTCACTAAAGGCCGTGTACTTTTCGCTTCGCGTGAAGAACCAGAGGTAACAATCGCCCCCACGTTCGCAACAACTGACGCTTGCTTATCTAAACGTTCATTCAGCAACCGAACGGCAGTCTCTAGTTCATCAAGACGTGACAGAACACGACCGCTAAATAATTCGGCCAAAATTTGACGTAGTGAACGAGGACGTTTAGTTGCAGAAGTGAAATAGGTTTGACGTGCCATGTGGACTCCATCCAGTGTCAGAAAGAGTTGCGGCTGGCGATTGCCAGCCGCCTTTCTCGTTCCATCCTGGAACTGTGTCTTACCGACACATTGTCATCCTGACGCCGATAAGATACATGATTTAAAATGATAGGTAAACACTTACTTACTGCTTGTTGTAAACAAAACCAATATCTTTCTTGTGAGGCATATCTGCTGCGGAAAAAGCTGCGATCTTCGCGAGTCGATCACATATTTCATTTTCACGATGCCCGGCGTGACCTTTAACCCACTTCCAGCGAACATTATGTCGACTTGCAGCCTCATCCAGACGCTTCCACAGATCAACATTCTTTACCGGTTTTTTGTCAGAAGTCACCCATCCATTGCGTTTCCACCATTTCATCCACTGTGTCATGCCGTTTTTCAGATACTGGCTATCAGAGTGCAAAATAACGTTGCATGGATATTTCAAACGCTCCAGCCCGATAAGTGCCCCCATCATCTCCATGCGGTTATTGGTGGTGCTATGAAAACCATCTGAGAACTCGCGTTCCTCACCACGATACTGGAGAACTATACCGTAACCGCCCGGGCCACCCGGATTTTTAAGGCAAGAGCCATCACTGAAGATTTTCACGGTTTTAAGCTGGGGATTGAACTCTACGACAGGCGTTGTGGAATTGGTGCGGGGAGAATTTTTGTTTTTGGCTTTTTTGCGAGTTTTTTCTTGCGATCGGGCTGGTGTCTTCGTCGTCATATAAACTCCTGAATCAAGCGCCGCGCCGATTTTTTTCCTCGCGCGTGCGCACACGCGTGCGTGTTAATAATTATTAAAATAAACAAATTACTTCCCAGAACAGGTTTTTATAAACCTGAACTGAACGAACGAAGTGAGTGAAGTTCACCTCGAACGAAGTGAGAGGTTGTCTTTTCAGGTAATATTCTCCCAGGGAGGTGAGTATAAAAATCCCTCACCAACCTGGTCGTTTCATAACCTGAAAAGTTATGGCCTAAGTCTACTGCCAGCTTAGACTTGGGAAGTTATGGATGACAGCACCCCAGAACCGAGATCTTCCCACACTTTATGAAGGGGAGTACTGGATTCAACCTCTCGAAACACCCCAGACTCGACAATCATAAAGTGACCCTTGTCTCCGCTCACTTTGGTTCCCCCTTCCCCGACACCTAAACGGCACCGGTTCTACGCTGGTAGTGAGCTTTTTTAAACCTGACGCCAGTGACGCTTACCCCCACCCATCAGGTCGAGTCTCCAGTCTACGACTGGAAACTATCAGATCTTAGCACTTACAATTCATTTTATGAATAGTTTGTACTTATCTATCATTTCGATTGATTATTTTCTCGACCATGTAGTTGAACATTCAAGGCAAACACCTCGTTGATCAACTCACCTAAAAGCTGTTCAACAAGTTCGCGATGCTCCCCAAGATGCAAGCACTTAATTGCCCATTCGTACAAGTTGAAAGCCTGCTCACGATCTTTCATCATTTCACGAGCCTGGGCCAGAAAATCGCTCTCTACGAGCGCAACGACATTAGTCGGGTATGACATGTTGGTTTCCTTAAAGTGGTTCATAAAATCGATTTTAAAGCGTCTGGGAAGGGGTTCTAGTGGATTCTGTAGTGATGTTCAGGTCTGGAGTCTCTGATACAAAACAGCCTGCTTCCGTATATTAATAATTAATATGT